GCATCAAATGCGCTAGAACCTTTATAACCTACTGTGAAGTACTGCTTACCAGAGGCTGAGCTGAAGTATGGGTCGATGTAAACACGTACGCGACCGTTCAGGACACCAGCAAAGGTGTTACCTGTATCGTCAACACTCAGGTTGGATGACAGAGCTGGAGTGTAATCCAGGACGCCAGCCATTTGCAGGGCAGAAGCAACATCACTCGATGTGATGATGATGTTACCTTTACCGCGACGTGTAGCTTTTGCGATAGCATTGGCTTCACGCTCGATTTGGAAGATCAGACCTTTGAAGCGCTCAACTGACCAACGACCGTTTGAGTCTGTATCCAAGTCATATGTACCAGCAGTTGTGGTATCGTCTTGGGCACCGGCTGTAGCAGTGTAGTTGATTGTACGAACGATTTCGCGGTTGATTTCAGACAGAATTTCTGCTGACAGGATGTTAGCCAATTCTGTTTCAGCGTCCAGACCATGAATTGCTTTAAGGTCTTGGGCCAGTTCCATTGTGTACTCAGCTTTCAGAGCACGGGAAACGGCTGTTACGCTGACTTTCTCGATTGAGAAAGCCATTTCAGAGAAGGCGTTAGCAGCTGAGTCGCCAAGGGCTTCGCCAGTTGCTGTGCTCATGCCTTGCTGGACTGTATAACCAGAACCAGATGCACGAGACGTTGGATCGCTACCAGCTTGCAACGTACCGTCAGCACCATCGATTGGGCCGCCGAAGTTAGCTGTGTTAGCGTTTGTTGAACCTGTTGCAGAATGTGAAGTGTTAGCTTCGTTGAACAGTGCTTCGTCGCCACCTTGGCTGTTGAGGCGCGAACGCATTGCGAAGATCAGGCGTGTTGGTCCTGTCATTGGCTGGACGCCGCAGATATCGTATGCGATCAGGTTAGGCATTGAACGACGAACCAGTGAAATCAGTACTGGGTCGAATGTGTCAATAGCGCCATCAGAAGCAGTGGAGCTAGAAGCGCCCATTGCGTTTGTTGGAGCTGCCTCACCAAGCAGGCTTGGTGTCGAGTATCCGCCAGAATTCTGACGAGATTCTCTTTCGGTGTTTTCGAGCATAGTTGCGACAACTTGACGTTTATGCGGATCTTTGATCTCAGAAAGATCATCGTGATCCAACACAGGCTGCCACTTTTCTACAAGCTCTTCAGTTACATATGACATTGGTTTCTCCTTAGATGTACTATGTCTTATTATTTATAATTTAAGCTGTTTGAACCTTATTTCTTTGTTCTCGAAATGGCATTAACATAGTTAGCCATCTGAGGGTCCGTGAAAGTTGGTTTAGTTTCCTCATCCAACTCTACCGGCTCCTCATCGTCAGCTGTTACGCTTGTCTCAGAGCTCTTACCGGTGAAGTAAGATTCTTTGATTGTTTCGACTTTACGTCTGTAGTCGTCTTCACTTACAAACTCAAGACCTTCTGTCAGAGACGTCAGCTTGTCAGCTTCTGTGTCTGTCAGATCTTCAGCGATATCAGAAACGATTACTGTAGCAACGTGGCCTTGCAATTGTTTCTTCAATTCGATGTTTTCTTCAATTTGTGAATTGAGTGAAGCCTCATACTCGTCAACCTTGGCTGCGAGTTCCTCAGCCACATCGACTTTATCCTCTGGGATATCGATATAGTGTTCAGTGAACAAGTCTTTCAGACCTTCCATGAACTCCGTGGCAATAGTTGAACGGATACCTGAGTCAACAGCAAGCTCATTCTCTTTCATCCAACCTTCAACAACATACTCGAGGTAGTCATCAAGTTTGGTTTCCATTTGAGCAGCCATCTCTTCTTTGGCTTCCGTGATTTCTTTTTCAACATCAACAGTTACTTTTTCAAGTGTTTCGTTGATTTTCGATACAACAGCGGCTTCGAAGATTGTAGTAGCTTTTTCAACAAAGTCTTCAGACAAATCCTCACCACTAAACATAGCGGCGACATCTTCTGAGATGTCCAGATCTTCAGCACCTACTTTCAGACCTTCGTCTGATTTAAGTGTAATAGTGTCTTCTTCTGTTGTTTCTTCAACTTCTTCTTCTGAAAGAGCTGCGGCCAGCTTACCAAACTTGGCTTCGAGATCTGCAGTGCTCATGCTTTGCATTTCTTTAACCATAGCATTGACCATGCCAGCTTTTGTTTTAGGGGTTTTAACTGTAGCTTTCGCTTCAGGAGCAGCACCACTATCGCCAGGCGTAGCAACATTAGATGAACCTTGGGCAGCCTGTGGCTCACTTTGGTCTTTATCACCTTTACGCTTTTTAGCTTTGGCACTAGTTGGTTCTGGAACTTCGGAAGGGTCGCCCATGCTTGATTTAAACTCGTCAAGCTCTTGGGTATCAACTACTTCCTCGGTTTCGACTTCGTAGTTTTCTTCAGACATTTGTTTGACTCCTTAATAGTCTTATATCCGTAGTATTATTTATAAAAGTACAACTTTATAGCTTTGAAACAAAGTCTTCAAATACTTTGAGCTTAACTTGTTCCAATTTGGCAGACGTTGCCTGTTTAATTTGTTCATGGTGATAGGCGGCATCAACTTCTTTGAATAAACCGTTATCCCATACCCACTCTTTGCCTTCCATAATTCCGTCAACATATGCATCTGGAGCTGATGGATCAGCAACAATATCTGCCGCAGTGGCGAGATGAAAGTCCGATTGGACCATTTGTGTTCCGTCTCTTGTTGGTTTCAAAGAACCCATACCGCGTGACGATACACCCAACTGAGCACCACCTTCCATAAGATTTTTTACAATCTTACCCATTGGTGTGTCCAGAATCTTTGCTTTACCCATGAAGTTGTTACCATCTTGTTTTAACTCAGTAATCATGTGCGATACACGATCCAAGTTGATGGTAGGTCCTGAAGGGTGACCAAGCTCACCGAGAGCTCTATTTTTTTCAACGTAGTTTTCATTATACTTGTCGACTTCTTTTGCAAGTGTATCAACAGGATACATACGTCCATTTCTATTTTTTATTCCACCTTGCATAAACACACCTTGAATATACTGTTCTTTTTTGCCAGTAGCTTCGTCGATGATTTCTTCGCTAAGGAAAATGTCTTCGGTAAGTTCGGTAATCAGTTTCATTTTTTTATCCCCTTGATACATTCGTTGCTTTTACACCAGCAACTGAAATAATTGTATCTGTAGGTTGTTTTCTTAGAATGATAGATGCACCAGCTTCTAGCATGATGGATCCAGCATCTCCACCACCATTTTGTGGTGATACAGTATTAGCAACTGTAATAACTTGTTCTGATCCAACTGTGTTTACACAATACACATAAGATGCTTTACTGACATTATTAGCTGCAGCAAGGCCTGTGTAAGCTGATTTTACTTTTACTACAGCTGTCATCTTATGCTCCTGATGTTACTGGCTTAAGGTCACCCTGGCGTTTATCGCCACGACGAGCTGGTGTTTGTGAGTCTTGAGCACGTTTCAAGAATGTAGCAAAGTCAATCTTCTTTGGTGCTTCTGAATTAGGATGTGTTTCTTTGCTTGTATCCTGTTTACCAGATGAAGTAAACTGATTATCTTGAGCAACAGGGTGTTCTTTTTTTGCAGTAACGTGAGCATCCTTGAAATCTTGCTCGCCTTTTGAGCGAGGTTTGATATCAGTGGCTTCTTTATCATCGTCTGCTGGAGCAACATAGTCAGCAGCCATGTTGTTTTCCATTAAGTCTTTAAAGCTCTTCATCAGATTCCTCTTCTGTTTCAGGTTCTTCGCTGTCTTCTACTTCTGGTTCCAATTCGATGTCGTCATCTAGATCTTCATCTTCATCTTCACCGCCAATAGGTTCATCAGCTACATCCCCAATAGTTTCATCGCCAAACATTGAAGATGCAATATCGTGTTGTTTTACTGCAATTGCATCAGCAACTTTGGTATAGAGCATTGCGTCAACTTCATTTTTAAAGTTTGTAGCGTCACCATTCAATGCATACTGTACAGCTTTTTGAGCTGGAGACACTTCAATTTCTGTTTCATCGTCCATTTTATAACTCCTATATGTACTTATTTATAAGACTTTAATATTCATTATGGGAATAGTTTTGTTCCGGCAGCGTTATATACCTCTAAAGGTCCTGATAGGTCAGAGTAATTGCCTGAAAAAGACGATGTACCCGCACCTATCAGTGTTCTAACCTCTGCTGCTGTGATACCTGATTTGAGTTCTGGTGTACCACTATTATCAATTATCGCAATTTTGCCTTCTGTGGTAGCGATAGATGAATTGGTATTTGCAAGTGCTGCCTTTGTTTGAACATCACCTGTTGTATAGCTTGAGCTATCTAATTTTGTTGCAATGAAAGCATTAGTATTACCTAATGCTGCTTTTGTTTGTACATCAGCAGTAGTATAACTTGATGTAGCAAGTTTTGTGGCTATTGCTACATTTGTATTTGCTAGAGCTGCTTTGTCTTGTACATCACCCGTTGTGTATGATGATGAAGCTAGTTTAGTAGCTATAGCAGCATTTGTATTAGCCAATGCGGCCTTATCTTGAACATCTGCCGTTGTATATGAACTTGAATTTAGTTTAGTTGCAATGAATGCATTTGTGTTAGCTAGTGCAGCCTTGTCTTGTATGGCGCTTGTTGCTACCAATGAATTTACATTGGCAACTTGCATTCTATCAGAAACCAATACACGTATAGCTGTATTGGTAGCAACTATACCTGATCTTGCTAAACTGTCTGATGTACTTCCACCGCCAGATGCATCAGCACCAACAAACTTACCAGATGACGAATCAAATTTTAAAAACTTACCATCTACTTTTGCAGTTGCTCGATCAACATCATCTAGAAACTCTAAACGTACTTCACCACCACCAGATGATCCGCCACCCATAGTAGCAGCACGACGAATATCAGCTTTGAACTTTTCAACATCTTTAATTATAGGTTCAATGTCAGGTGTTTTTCCATCTTCACCTTTTGGTCCTACCGGGCCTTGAGGTCCAGGAGAACCTTTCTCCCCTGCAGGACCTTGTGGACCTTGCTGTCCTTCAGGACCAGTGAGACCTCGTTCACCCTTTTCACCGTCAGCCCCATCTTGTCCAGACTCGCCTTTTTCACCTTGTATTCCTTGTTCACCTTTTGGACCGATTGGTCCCATGAGCCCACGCTCACCAGGTTCACCCGCCACACCGGTTGCACCTTGTTCACCTTTTTCTCCTTTAGGACCTTGAGGTCCTTGATGACCTCTTGGACCTTGTTCACCTCTAAGACCTTGAGGTCCAATTGGTCCTTCTGGACCTGTATCACCTTTTTCGCCTCTTTCACCTTGAGAACCTTGAGGTCCACCAGCAGGTCCTTGTGGACCCTGTGGACCTTGTTCACCGGCATCGCCTTTTGGACCTTGTGGACCTGTTAATCCTTGAGGACCTTGTGGACCTGCTGGTCCAGGCTCACCTTGTTCACCTAGTAAACCAGGTACACCTTGAGGACCCTCTGGACCTTCTATTAATGTGGGATATTGTACACTTTCATCAACCTGTTTGGCAACAGTTTTTTCAACGTGTTTAAGAAGCGCTGCTAATAGCTTAGCCTTTTCGACATCATTCATCGTCATCCTCGACTACTGTTGACATAAATTCAGTCATTTGTTCAACCAGTCGTTTCTCATCATCTGAAGGCTCGCTAGGAGGGATGAACGGTTCTATAGGAATAAATGATTCTTCTTGTGGAGCATCTTCGCCCTCATCATCATCATATTCTCCAGCAGCTTGCTCAGCTGAAATCTCTTTGTCAATACGTTCAATATCTTTTTCTGTCTGTCTAAGAACTTCTTCTCTGACATATTTTTGACTGAAATACTTACCAACATATTGATCCAAATCATTGAGAAGAGTCATTCTTTCTCTCATCAACTCGCCAGCTTTCATCTCAGCGTAGTGATTGTCTTCTGCATAGTGAAAGAAAATATCCTTCTTCATACCATGCCATTCTTCTCTGGTTGTAACACCTTTGAGAAGAAGCTGAGTTTCAAGAATTTTGTAGAACATCTCATTAAATCTTGAGCGAAGTCGATTAATAAATTTCTTAAACTTAATCTCATCTCTAGTAATCTCTGAAGCACGACCAAGGTTGAATTGGTTTTCAGCTTCCATTCTGGAGATAGGAACATTCAATGATTTGTATAACTTTTTGCGGAAGTAGTCAACATCTTCCATTTCGCCAAGGTTTTGTCCACCAGGAAGAGTTGAAATCTCTGTACCACGACCACCTTCACGACGAGGAAGCCAGAAGTCTTCCATCATAGTCATAAATTTACGGTCGTCTCTAACTTCACCAGTCGATGCATCATAGACCAGTTTGTTTTTATGCTTAACCATCATGTCGCGAAGATATTGTTCAGCTTTCATCTTAGGCAGATTACCCACGTCGATATAGAAGATCCGACGCTCTGGTGCTCTTGACAGACGATAGATAACAACAGCATCCTCAAGCATACGAAGCTGGTTAAGTGGTTTGATTGCTTTGTGTAGATATGATAGTACGTGTTTATTGTCTTTTGAGTAGTGACCAGAGTGACAATATACTACTGAATCTGAGGAAATCTTTAGACCTTGAGTCTGACCATTCTTCAGACCTTTAGGTGCATAGAGGAAGTACTCGTTGAACCCTTTTGGAAGTGGGATAGACTTTCCATCCATAGCTTGGATTTCTGTCTTCTGTTTCTTCTTCTCTCTAACTTTCTTAATTTTACGTGGATCAATGTAGCGAAGTTCCTTGATACCTTCTCTAGGATTCTTCTCATCAATCATCATGTGGTAGTAGTGACGTCCATCAACATACCATCTTCTGAAAATCTCGTAGCCTTTATTTTGAAAGTCAACCAGTTTGAGGACATTATCAAACTCAGCTCTGATTGTTTTCTTGATACTTGCGCTGTAGTTTAGATTCTCAACATCGATAGCAACTGGTGCAATATCACCTTCAATAATGATTGCTTCGTTTACAATGTCATCTACAGCCTGGTCACATTCGGCTTGAAGGACCATATCACGATAGCGAGTCACTAACTCGCCTTCTGTTTTTGCTGCACCCTCCATATCAACGTAGGTGCCGTATGCACCGCCGGGAGCAAGCTCTAAAGCACCATCCATATTTTCTGGTGGTGCGAAAGACCTTACCTGTTGATTTTCTTCGTTTGGTTTTTCCGGGGTGCCAAATTTGAACCCGAATAGGTTATATTCTGCCATTTTATACCTCAGTTAAGGGGGCTGCATATCTTATTTATGCAACCCCCATCACTTATTCACTAATTAGCCAGCGACTGTATTAGTCGTCTCGCCACCGCCTTGAGCTACTTTCCAGTAGTCATAAGCGAAGGAAACCTGGAATTCTTCAATTGCATCCTGATCCCAACTCAGATCAATCGGAGCGATTGATGTTGGATAGATGCCGATGAATTCGTAGGTTCTAAGAAGCTGACCTTCTTTACCAAACTGCTTAACTGTAGCAACTTGTTTGTAAGAAGTAGCACCTTCTGTAGAAACCATACCAGGAAGTCTGGTGTTTCCTTCATGCAGATTGATTTGGTTTGACCAAGTTTCCAGTGCATTTCTGATCTGAAAGTCTTCGTCATTAAGAACCGTTACAGTCCAGTCAGCAAATGTTCGGTTACCTGCATACTTGATCTGACGACCAAAGTAGCTTTGTGTAATCGTGTTAATTGTTGCTTCTGGAACCTGAGCAGCTCTTACCAGCACAGGAGCGTTTGGAACACTTGGAACTGATGCTGGAGTCTCGATAGTCACCTCAAACAGGGAATTACGAGCACCGCCAAATCTAAGGCCTGACTTAAAGTCGTTTACGTTGAAAGCCATTTACTTTCTCCTCTTTCCCTATTTATTAGAATTGACCTACGATTTCATTAAAGTCAACACCAGTTCTTACAGCTACAAAGTTCAACTGGATAAAGTTGATGCTTCTTGCTGGTTTGATGTAGATGTCTCCAATAAATTCGTTACGGTCGATTACTTCACCTGTGTTGTTTGTATCATCGCAGACAACACGGAAGTCCGTGATACCGCGGCGACCTTGAACATCACGCAGGAATGGTTCTACCAAGTTACGGAACTGCTGTCTTGTAAACTCATCATTAAATTCAAACAGTGAGCTTTGAGCAGCGATTGCGATAGCTTTTTCAAGAACAATGAACAATCTGCGAACATTGATTCTATCAAATGCACTTGGTCTTGCTAGAAGTGTCTTGTCACCAAACAGTACTGTGCCTTGACCTGGGAACGATACGACAGGGTTAACACCAGCTTTGTACAGTTCATCACGCTCAGCTTTGTTTGGATTGTAAGCCAGTTTAACAACGTTCTTTACATTACCGCGGTTGAAACCAGCTGGCGAATACCATGGATCACGATTTGTATCCGTGCGTACCATTAGACCTGCTGTGTCACCGTTAAGTGGAATATAGCGGAATGTGTCATTGTATTTGTCGTAGATATACTTGTAGCCACTATCCATTGTCACATAAGAGGATGATGGAAGTGAATCGCGGAATGCGATAATATCTTCTGCTTCTGCACCTGCAAAGCCACTGTTGTTAACAACGTCAGCTCTTTCTGGTGAAATACAAACAAGACAGTCTTTACGTACTTCAGCAATGTTATTGATCAGATGAAGTGCTTTAGTTTGGCTTGCTTCACCTGCAATAATCAACGCGACGTCAATATCTTCAGAAGATTTAAACTTATTGTAAGCTGTGATATAATCTCCGTCAACTGGATCAGCTCCTAGTGTACCACCAGTCAGGGAAGCATTAACAACATCATTACCACCTGTAAAGGTTGTAGTAGCTGCACTACCTGCTCCTGTTTTGATTGATCCATGGTCATTCCAGTAGAAGTATGCTGATCTATTATTAAGTACATCTTTGTAGTAATTAGATGCGCCATCTTCTGTCTTAGCATCAGAAGCTACAGAAATATTGCTAAATGCTTCAAGGATTGTACCTTTTGTACCTGTCCATTCGCCGTCTTCATCAACAACAGCAAAATGAATTTCATCACCAGATCCACCTGCGTTAGTAGCATATGTAGAAGTTCCTGGTGCAGAGTCAAAGTTTGTATAAAACTCCCAACGACGCTGAACATTATGGTCAGTTACCAATACATTGGAAACAGTGTTACCATTGTATACTGAAGCAAGTGTGACAGTGTTACCACTGACAGATTCAATCTTTTTCTGTACTCTATCTGGTCCAACTGTGATCAAATCACCTACATTTAAGTATGAAGCTGTGTTTGAGCTAACATTGTTACCAAGAGCACTTGGATCGCCGCTAACTGACAGAATTTTTGTGTTAGTTGTAATGCTGTAACGAAGCGATGTGTTACTAGCAGCAGATGCAACTGTTTCTTCCCAAGCTGTAGCAGATGGGCAAACAGATGCTTTAAGTGAATTACCAAGCTCGCCTGGGTACTTCGCAACAACGATACCCTGGGCTCCAGCTGGTGTATAATTTTCCTCGTAATCATCTTCATTCTTAATCAACTGAGCTGTGCCTGATGCAACAGCATTTTTAGCTGAACTTGCAACAACACGAGTTGTAAACAACTGGTTGCTGTAAGCAAGGAAGTTAGAAGCTACGAAGAAGTCAGTTGCAGTGTTTGAGTTTGGCGTTTGAAAGTTAGCAGCCAAAGTATCTTCACTGTCAACGATGACGATTTGATCTACAGGACCCCAACGGAAGTGACCGGCGAAGGCAGCTGTAGAAGTCGAAATATTCGGTACAACTGTAGTAAGATCAATCTCACTTACATTTACACCTGGTGAAACCTGAAATGGCATCGTTTCTTCTCCTTATGAAGTGGTTATTCTTCATGATTATTTATAAAAAAGGCAAACTTAGTACCAGCCGCCTGGTTCGTCTGGTTCGCTGTCCATCCATCCAGGCTGATACGTTTCTTCTGGTACTGGTTCATTGCCATCCTCATGAAAACCAAATGGCAGTAGTGATGATTCTTCCATCTCGAGTTTCTCAGCTTGTAATCTTGCTCGGATGTCAGTATCAGAAATATCCTTAAAGTATTGTTGTTTAACTAACCATCCAAACAGAACAAGACACATAACTAGGTCATCATGTGCGCCTTCTTCTGCAGCAAAGCTAGTACCTTTACTTATGAAACTTGCAAGTTCGGAGATAGTGTCAAAATCTTCTATCAGTAATTTATCATTTTCAATAAGGTCTTTAAGGTTTCTACAGCCTAATGCCTTGACAGACTTAGTTGTCCTTACGCCTAAAGTAACTTGTCCACCAAAGCCTGTACCAAGGACCATACCAGCACGGCCACGAGAAGCAGAAGTGAGTACATGCTCATACTCCAAATCATTATGAAGGATATCAGCAACTTGTCCGCCGATATCATTGGTTTCAACTAATACATATGCGTCATTATATTCTTTACAAACATTCATAATAACTGTAGGAAACAGCATAGGTGCAATTGTATTGTTGGTATACTTAGCTACCATCCTATAAGGAATGGCAGTAGTATCAACGACGACAAATGTATTGTAGTCTATACCTATACCTCTTGAACAGTCAACAGTCATTATATATGTTTTGCCTTTTTGTGGCTCTTCATATATGTCAAGATGGTCAAATGACCTTGAAGGTTTTCTGAATGCAAGTTGACGCAGTTTTGTTGAAGTAATTAAAGTACTAGCTGATCCAATAAACTCACATTCAAACTCTTGTCGGAATTGTTCTTCCGATGTATTGCGGATAGTTTCTTCTTTCCATTTTTCATCTCGGCCAGGAATTTCAGACCAGTGAATATCAATAGGAATATAATCACTATTATCATTCTCTGCATCACTCCACATTTTATAGAAGTGATTCATTCCATTAGGTGTTGACACAATGATAACTTGTGATGTAGTACCAGATGAAATTGTAGGATACACAGAAGCAAAGAACTCATCAGCAAGATGGTTGCCAACAAACGCAAACTCATCTAGGAAGATAAGGTTGTAAGAACCACCACGAATAGCTGACGATGATGTGGAAGCTGCTACTACTCTACATCCATTTTCAAGTTCAATATTACCTTTATTCCAAACAAGTACACCTTGTTGTAGCCACTTTGGAAGATATTCATATGCAAGCTGAATCTTACCAAGCAAGTCACGAGCTAGTGCGCCTTTGTTAGCCAGGATAGCTATATTCTGATCTGGATGAAACAGCACTTTCCATAAAATATATGAAGTAGTAGTTGTTGACTTTCCCGACTGACGTGGTAGCTTACAGATGTTGAATCGGTTATGAACAAACTGATCCAGCATTTTTTTCTGGAAGCTCCAAGGCTGAAACGGAATTAGTCCCTTGTCGACATTTACAATCTGAACATAAGTCTCTACAAAATACTGAATGTCTGATTGACACTTCAAATATTCTGAGAGTTGTTCTTTAGTAAACTCTACAGGTACATTGGCTTTTTTAAGATTAGGATTGCCTAGATAATGATCAGCCGTCTGACTCATTGTCGTTTTTCTTTAACATCTTCTGAAGCTCAGCAGTACTGCCGACAAATAAAGCATTCGTTACTTTATTAGGCTTTTCACGTTCTTTACCTGTTATCCTATTCTGTTTCTCTCTCAAAGTCAACAGGTCTTTTTGTGCATCTGTCATTTGCTTCATTAGAGTTGCAAGCACTTCGAAAGCTCTTGGATGCTCCGATGATTGTGCAATGTCTATCATTGATTCTAATGCTTTGTTGCCTAATTCTGAAACTTTATACAAATTTTCTCGGGCATATTGAAAATCACTGTTGACCTCTGTCTCATCTTCGATTATAATCGACTCTGTCGCCCCGGGCAGAACATCATTAGGTCCTAGTATCTCATCAGCTTCTACTGGTAAGTTTAAGGCTTCTTCTATACTCTTATCAAACTTTGTTTTCTTTTTTCCGGGCATACTCTATTCACTTTCTTCAATAGTAGTAACAAATCCATAATCATTATTACTATAAATCTGGGAACTGCTGATTGTAAGATTAGCTAAATTAGTAGGCTCACCATTAGCAGTTAGTCCAGGTACCACAGCTACATTAGCAACAGCTGTCTGTGTATTTTTAGGTAATTCATCAAATAAATTCGTAACGGTTCTTTTGATAACACCAGACTTACGAATTGGTCCGTAGATATAACCTTTTGCTATAAAATCCAATGTCCATATTATAGCTCTTCTTGTCTCAAAGTCACCCTCATAAACATCCTCATAATTTACACTTTGTAAGACAAGAGGGATATCCATTTTTATATTCATCGATGGAATTAGATTGACTGTCGTTGTCCACTCTGGTGTAAAGAATGGTAAGATCTGCTCTAATACCTGTGTACCGTCGTCAGCGTTCTTAACAAGAATAGACATCTGAAAGTTTATGTCGTATGGTGTAGGTGTGTATTGAGAGTTAATTGTATCTGAGTCATCTGTCAAAACAAATTGATTTCGGATCGTTGATGCTAGCTTTCTTTCACCTGCATAGTTTATTCCTGTAATCTCAAAGCCTATACGAGGCAGTTGGATTGCAACGTCACGATCTAAATTTGGATCTTGGGATAGTCTTACCAAGAACTTTTGCTTTGGACCATATGCAATTGGCACCTTTAAGTTTTGTACAGTCTGACCTGCCTTGTTTATTCTACGAACATGAATGTCGTTAAACAAGTTGCCAAACATAACGACATACTTGCGTAAAGATTGGTGATAATACTGAAAGCCAAACATTAATATCTATCCACTTCTGAGAATGGGTTAGCTTCGCTGAAGTCGATTACACTATCTGCTTCATATTGGTAGTATGCATTATTGGCTTGAGCATCTGCAGTCTCAACAGTGTATTCCTGCATAATAGATCCACCATCTTCTGACTTCCATTTTGTTCCATCTTCAAGCAAGAACTCATAGAACAGAATGTCTTGGGACAATTCATCCTCAACACTATCAATCTCTGTAACCCCAGTATCCAGTCTTTCTGAACTGTATTCAAATAATTCACAACGTAGATCATATGTTTGTAATCTACCTGTCTGATAGAAAAGGTCTTCATGTTCTACAAACTTAATTTCAAACAACTTATCCATCAAAGGCATGTAGATTAGATCACCTTCTGTAGGACGGTTATTAGTGATATTGTATCCATCAGAGGTTGCAGCTTCTAATTCCAATGATTCAGTTTCATGATCACCAGTCAAGAATCTACGAGAAGGTGCATTGTTATCACCATCTTCCAATGTGATGTTAAAGCCAACTTCTGTCATTGCTTTTTCTGTACGAATTTGATCGTAGCGTTTTCTTGCTACTGTAAGAGTCATACTGTCTCTAATCTCAAGACCAAACTTTGATAGGAAGTCTCCATCACCATCAAACCCTTCAGTATTTTTTACATACATTTCAAGGTCTGCAGCTGATTCAAACTTACTAAGTACACTCTCACCATATAGGTCATCGCGCTCTACGATAGTACGCGGAATGTACTTGAAGTTGTGACCGTAGATCTTTATCGATTCTATTGCCAAGTCTTCAAGTAAATCTTGTTCGCGTGCAAATGCGAAGTTGTTGAAATACTTGTTCGTAGCCATGTTAACCAATCATGTCCATTAGGATACCACCGTAATTGGTTGTAACCTCAGACTCTAATCTTTGAATTTCTTCTACAGCTTCATTGTAGATCTGTTGTCCGTTAAACTGTAGTCCGCCAGGAAGCTGCATTCCTTCAAACTTCTTTAGGTTGTCACCCCATTGACGTTTGAACAATTGAGTTGTATAATCTCTCAACCATCTGTCACCATAAACATCAGTATATGTATCTGGATCAAGTATTCTATAACATTCAATGATGATGAACTCACCCACAGCTACATCATCCGACCAATCCATATCAATCTTTAGTGTGTTGCGATGTCTTTGGAATCTGATAGGCTGTTCGCCAACAAACAACTCTTGTAATGCTTCAACATGAGTCATAGCCATTTGATATTGAATGTAACTAGCGGATGAAAAATCAAATAAATCATTTAAGTGTAATTGATATCTAATGTTGAAGATACCACCGGTGTTTAAATTATTGCCAATTGGAAAGATTCTTGTAACACCAATAACTGCTTCTGGGATAGATATGTATTCATTTGATATGTCTTCAGCAGTAATCTGATGCTTCATATAAATACGTTCAGATCCATCATAATGATAATCTTGATAGAATCTTAGAGCATCATCTACTCTATCTTCAAGCTGCTCAGGGTCAACATTAATGTCAATCACTGGAGCGCCTAGTCTTCTTAGGCAATAATCTACTAATTGTTGTCGTGAAGCTGGATTTGCCATAGTTGTCCCTTTTTAAGTTCTGTTGTATATTTATCATTCAAAGGACCGTAAGATGAACTATGAGATAAATGTATCAAGAACATTTAACGATGAGATTCGTTCGTTCTATCAATCTGTAGTAGATAATCATGCTGGATCAATGAAATACCTTGATAATGTTGATCAGTATCACCCAGATATAATTGAAAAACTACCAGCAGTTTACTATTTTTTAGTAAATGTTGAAGGGACACCACAGTCTTGTCATATAGTGACTAAGAATGATTGGATGCCCGAAGGTTGGGTAAGGATACTTTCAAGATTGTATAATACTAAAGAATTTACCTCACATCCTGATCATTACAAAATTAGATCAGAAGAGTTTAAAATTTTGTCTAAACTACCTGGGATTCAAAACATTCTTGTCACTCAAAATCTTGTTGAAGATGGTGAGATAAATTTTGAAAATTATCAAGACCATTATGTTAAATATAAACGACTATGGAAATTCTTTAGTAAGAAGATGCCTGACTGGAATTTTTATTTTGATTTTAATCAGCTTCTTTATATTAACAAGACACCACAGATTAGTTTCTATGCAAGTCTAGGAGATAAGCCTGATATAACATGGCTTGAAGAGTTTGCTGTTCATGAAGATTAAAGGTCTATCATATGGTTTTCACGATGCTGCTGTTGCTGTGTTTGAGGGCAACAAATGTATCTTTGCGTCATCGGCAGAAAGATACACTAAAATAAAAAATGATCCAAACCTACCAGACTATCTTAAAAAACTTTCTTCTGATCAAGAAATCTTCTATGAAAATCCTCACAATAAAAATGACAGATTAAAAAGATTTAATATACCATTTGATAATGAAGTTGATCAGGTATTGTACCAGGACCATCATTGGTCCCATGCAGCAGCTGGTTACTATACAAGACCTTTTGAAGAAGAACCTGTATGCGTAGTCATTGATGCAGTTGGTGAATGGGACACAGTGTCTATCTGGTATAAGCAGGTTAAAGTGTCAAGTTGGAAATATCCCACATCGTTAGGTTTGATCTACTCAGCAATTACAGAATACATTGGCTTAAAGCCAATGGAAGATGAATATATTACAATGGGCTTAGCCGCATATGGAGAACCAAAATATGATATGTCCCCACTGCTTGATATCAATTGTCAATACATCCTTCCCCGCGATATCTTTCCTTCTAATGCTAGAAAGGAAGACCTTGCTGCAAGTGTGCAATATTTCCTTGAGAAGCAAATACGAAAGATTATGCAGCTTGCAAGAACATTTTCTCATCACTTAGTCTACGGTGGTGGTGTTGCCTTGAATTGTGTGGCCAATAGTATGGTCAACAAAATGTTTGATAATGTTCACATCTTTCCTAATCCTGGCGATGCAGGTTCAGCATTTGGTTGTGCTGCAGCTATGATAAAAAAACCTGTTGACTGGTCTGCTTATATGGGTTATGATATAAGATCAAATACGAATCCAAAAGAGGTGGTCAATGAGTTGGTTAGAAAGTCCGTTGTCGGGGTCGCTAACGGAAAAGCTGAGTTTGGGCCTCGTGCTCTTGGCAATCGTTCCCTTCTTGCCGATCCTCGCCTTGATATTAAAGATACGGTCAATGATATCAAAAGAAGACAAAGATACAGACCATTTGCCCCTGCTATTTTATCAGAGTTCGCAGAAGAATACTTCGAAGGACCAATGAACCAATGGATGCAATATGTGGCTAGGGCAAAGCACGATTACACTAGTGTATCTCATGTTGATGGGACTGCACGGGTGCAACTTGTAGAACCTGATTGTGAGTCTGTAATAAGACCAATATTAGAAGAATGGTATGACAAAACAGGATGTCCAGTTTTGTTGAATACTTCGCTAAATATAAAGGGCCAGCCAATGGTCAATGACGAACAGGATGCTCGTAAGTTTGAACGTAAGTATGGAGTAAGAGTATTATGAAGCATGTAGTATGCTTACGATGGGGTGATGCATATTCTGATGAATATGTTGATAACCTCAAAGAGCAGCTAGATGAACATCTAACTGTTGATTTTCAATTTCATTCCTTCACCGAAGAAGATCTACCAGAAAGTAACTGGGCCGAACTGTCTGAGTTTTATCAAGCTATTAGAGACCCTCGTCACTATACGTTTGATGATATGAGAGACTCAGGTGGTCTTTCTCACTTTCGTAAATTACAATTGTTTGGTAATTGTGACTTAGAAGGTGATATTGTTTATATGGATCTAGATGTAAAGATTCAAAAAAATATTGATTGGCTATTTGATCTTGACTCTGCAAAGCCATGGCTAATAAAAAACTATTGGTTTGCTGGTGAAAGATTTAGAAAGAACTTTGCAGTCCACCGTTCTCCAATGATTAACAGTAGCGTAGTAAAATGGACTGGCGATCAAATGAAACCTATTAATACATTTATTGATACAAATATTGATAAAGTAATGTTTACATATAATGCTATAGATAACTTCATCCAAGATCAATTCTGTGGCTTTCATAATGGTAAACCCCATATGTTTAACTACTATGACAAGGGTCGTATAGTAAATTTCTCAGAAGTTAATGAAACAGAGCTTGAAGAATCTGATATTATTACATATCCTGGCCTGCCAGTTTGGGTTAAAGAAGAGCATGTGTTAGGAGTAGAGAATGTTTGAGTATACACCTGAAGTAGCTAAAGATTGGACATCAGCATTCAATAGAATTCAGAATGATATGCCATGGCGAACAAAGGACTGGTTGACTAGTATAGGTCCAGATCAACTTCGTTCTAAAAAATGGATTACAGATACATTATCTTCACTTCAAGAAGAAGGAAGAATAGAAGCACCTGGTGAGCATGATTGGGTATGTCAAATAGCAGCATGGAATAATCCATTTCTTTCTCAGATGCTAATTGATTATGGTTACGAAAATATTGTATGTATGGATATGGACCCTGATGCAAAATTAATTCATAATGCAGCTAATAAACGTCTTCGTTCAATGCATTCTATTGAGTATAAGACTCGTGATGTAGTATTTGAAAAGCCCGATTGGTCTCAATTTAATCTTATCATAAACACATCTTGTGAACATATGTTTCCAATGAAAGAAGTATTTAAAAATAGAACTATACTTCCAGGTACTACATTTGTTTTCCAATGTTCTAATCTTTTTAGCGAGAAGGGTCACATAATGTGTGTTGATTATGTTGAACAATTAATTGATATTACAGGCCTGACAGACATATACTATGCAAACGAACTTCTATTGAGTAAGCAAAAACGTTTCATGGTAGTTGGAACATATGAGTGAATATGTTGAACAAGCAAATAAAATTGCAGAAGAGTTTCCTGGCTTTTATCTTAAACTAAAATTGCAATTACCAAAGGAGTCTATCCATGAAGTCCAAAATGTATTCGATGAAAATTTCTTTGTTAAACATCGTGGACGAAATCATCTGGGTTGGATGTCTGCCACTATTCATGGTCTTGATGGCGATTGGTATAAGACGATGTCTGGCAAGCAATACGGTTACACTGGAGACTCTGATCCATCAATCAATTGGACTTGGACCGAGGTCGCAGAATACTGTCCAGAAACAGTCAGATGGCTAAAGGAAGAGTTTCCTTCTAAAACATTTAGACGCGTTCGTTTTATGTTACTTGAGCCAGGTGGTTATATCCTAGATCATAGTGACTACAATCCTAGAAATGGACCTCCTTCAAAAGGTCCTATAATGAATGCATTCAACTGTTGCTTGACGCAGCCAGATGAATGTGCTTTGGTAAATACGAAGTCAGAAATTAGTGTACCTTTTAAACCTTTAGAGGTATACTGTTTTAATAATAATGTAAATCATCATGCTTATAACAATAGCGATGAGAATCGCTTTCATTTGATTGTTCATAACCATGAATATCGTGATGACTTTTATAAGTTATTTGTAGAGAGTTTTGAGCAAAATTATGACGGGCATATTTACCAATGAGGATTATGCAATTGGTGGTTCTCCTAAGATTGAACCTAACACAGTTGCATTAGGGTTCATTAACCAATCACATATAGATAACATAGATGACTTACTCTGTAAGCATTCTGTGCAATCACATACTGAAAATACAATTTTCAATTTACATAATCGCAGGATTGATTATATTGGTTTTTATGATCAGCCAGATGATGTAATAGAAGCTGCATATAAGGTTGGATATAAAGTAGTAATTGTATGTGACATAGGCACCTTTATAAACAGTCAACCTTTGATAAGTATGTTGAAATCTATCAACGAAGGTTATTCGTTGATTGGACATATATTAGATAAAAGGCACAAGTACTATCAATTACATAATCAATGCTTTGTACTTGATCTTGAGTCTTGGGAAGAGGTTGGTCGTCCTAGATGGGATGATAGAGAGGATGGACCTTTACAGAGAATTATACGTAGTGGTGATAACTTTCACGATGACTATACACCTACAGAGTTAGTAAAAGGTCAAGGAACTGTTGATGTTGGCAATCCTGACAATGGATCAAAAATAATTTCTCAACTAGTAAAAAATAATTTTAAGATTCGTCCATTCAACGAAGAAGAACGAAATGGAAAATATTTCCTTTATCACAATGATGAATGGAAAGCAAATTTACGGATTAATGATTATCATGAGAAGAACTTTTATCCAACATATGCTTACTTCTATGCTGTAGAAACAGAGAAGACACCAAAGTTTAAAATTGATGATACGATTACATCTTATGTTGGTATTTGTGCATCACTTCATCCATTTAAGATGATTCGTCATTTTGAGCTTGACAATCTAAGACAAATGGTATTATATGATATTAGTACTGCAGCTGTAATGTTTTATCAAGGGTTAGAAGCATGGGACGGAGAAGATTATCTTACAGTTGTAAAAAACTCTCATGCTGTTATTGGCACTAGAACAGATGAAGATATAGAAAAGTATTTTGAGCAGACAAAGAGTTTTTGTCAGCCTTGGGAATTTGTAATGGACATCTTTCATGATACCCAAAAGATGTATGAGATGGGTAATCTAATGACAGATAAGATACAACGTCAGATTATGCATAAGCATAATAAAACAGATAATGTATTATTCCATGTAAGCAATATCTTTAACTATGAAATTACTAATCATGATGTGTCTATCTACTACAGATATTTTGCTTGGTTAAACCTTTTATTTTATGCAAAAAAATATACTAATCGTACACACTTTATTGGTAGTAATATTTTTGGTAAGTCCCATGTAAATACAGATGACTTAAATCTTCAACAATGTCTTGATTATGTAGATCAAATTACATTTACACCATGGCAGGAAGCTCAGAAAGAAAAGTTTAAGGAAAGTATTGTTCTCAGATATGAGAAGAATATGAATGTATCAATATGATAAAAAGATTCTTTAATAAACTACGATTAAAATGGAACTTGTACAAACTGAAGCGTAGCAAGAAAAAGTATAACGATAAATTTACATATCATGGTTAAACATATACTAGCAAATGGTTGTAGCTATACGTCAGGAGGATTAAATGATACAGCTGATCGTCTAGATGTAGCCTGGCCACAAATCTTAGCTAATAAGTTAGATTGTAAGGTTACAAATTTAGCCACATCCGGTGCTGGCAATACTCGTATATATGATTTAACAATAAAAGAAATATCAGATAATCCTGACAAATACGATCTAGTTGTAATCATGTGGTCAGTGGCTACAAGAATAGACATTCCAGCACTTACTATAGATACTACTAATGGCAAAGGAAATGGTTATATTAGTTGCTGTCCATTTAGAGTAGGATTTGAAGGCGAGAACTTTAGCTTTGAAACTAATAAATTAGAATATATGGATTCCATAAAAGAGCCTGATAATTGGCAATATCAAATGCATTCATTTGCTGAGTTTGTTGCCTACATGAATCTTATAATGGATAGAGATTTTCGATACATAGGTAAAGAAAAACGTACAACTATTGTTAATAAATTCCTTACTACTGAATGGACCAAAATACTTGGATTACAAAGTTTTTTAGAAACACAAGGAATTAAATATATCTTTGCTCAAGGAACACCTATGATAACATCTAATGTTTTAATTAACTTGGGCTATTTAGAAGCACAAGAACTTATAGGTGAGTTTATAATAAGTAATCCATTAATTGATTTGATTGATACAGATAAATGGGTTAACTGGTATCCTTGTATATCTTTAGGTGGATACGACTATACCCAAAAACTTGTAGATTTAAATCTTTATCATTCTGGAACTGATAATCATCCAAACGAAGAAGGTAACATAATGATAGCAGAAGATTTCGAAAACAAATATAAGAAGCTATATGGATCTTGAAGACGAAACAAAAGTAAAGTGGTTTTGTCCTGAACCATTTGCAGCCATCACTACAGACACAACAGGCTTGTATAAACCTTGTTGCGCAACTGTTGGTCTTGATGGTTATTCATGCTCTGTGTCTACACATACCCCTGTAGAAGCTATGAATAGTCCAGCAGCTAAGAAATTACGTAAGGCATTTATCGATGATGATAAAGAAATATTAGAGCAAACCTGTAAGACGTGTATGACACAAGAGGAAAATGGTATTCGTTCTCATAGACAGTATTATAATGATAGATATACAAAATCAAATAAAGATGAACCACCAGAATTCTCTACTCATGTGTATGACCTTGTCGAGCTTGTTGAAAATGTTCGCAAAGATCCCGAAGCAGATATAGATCCAAAATATTTTCATACAATGGAACATACAGCAGGCGGAGGAAACTATTGTAATCTAAAGTGTGCTATGTGCACTGCAAGTTCAAGCAGTTCGTTTGCCAAAGAGTCATTTGAGCTAGATGAGTTGTATGCAAAAGTACATAAGCATAGATTTGGAAGACATAAGTATGTTCCTCAAGTAGCAAATAGAACTGATAAAGAAATAAAAGAGCGTGTTTTACCAAATCTGAAAGAAATAAAATTGACGGGTGGAGAGCCACTAGCTATTCCTTACAATTACGATTTACTTAAACATTCTGTATATAGTGGATATTCAGAGAATCAGACTCTAAGAATTATTACTAATGGTACAATGACACCTAAGCATCATGGTATAGATATCTTTGATATTATTCCAAGATTTAATAAAGTAATCATAAATGTTTCAATTGAAGCATGGGGTGTAAGAAATAACTACATTAGATATCCTAGTGAATGGAATACAGTATTAAAAAATGCTATAAGTTTATCTAGATTTGAAAACTGTGATGTCACATTTGTTTCTACTATAAATGCATTGAACATTGGATACTTAAATGAAATTATACAATACAATCCTGACTCATTGTTAAAACCAGTCGCTGTATCTTATGTTGTAGATGGCCATCCAACAGGAATGAATATCTCAGCTATACCTGATGATATCAAAGAACAGTACATTGATAAAATTTACAGCCTACCTATAGAAGTATCTAAAATGTTGCAACCGCACGTAGAAATGCTAGAGTCAAAAACACATAATCAAGTAGAGCAAAATATACTGTTGACTAGAATGGCAGGACGTGATAGATTAAGAGGAACCAATCTACTAGAGCTTTGGCCAGAATGGACCCCATATTATGAAGATTTTTTGCGTACGGATCGGTGACAAATACGGACCTCAGTATGAGAAATACTTAGAGGAAAAGTTACCTGAATACGACTTTCATTGGATTCGCAAACCATTTGATAAACGTATAGCGTTGCAATGGAATAAAATGGCAATCATGAATATGGATATTGATGAGCCAGTTTGTGTAATGGACATTGATGTTCTTCTTATCAATGACTACCGTCAAGTATTTGAGTATCCTATTAAACGTGGTCAGTTTCTAGCAATGCCTGGCTGGTGGCGTGATAATGACTATCATGAGTTTAAGATTAACGGTGGCTTCCAGAAGTATTATCCTACAGATATGAAGTATGTATATGAAAAGTTTATGCAAGATCCATTATATTGGCAACGCTACTATATTGAAGAAGGATATACTACAGGACCAGTAAACGGCGAGCAGTATTTTGTAGAGAGTAGTGCTAGAGAGAATCTACAAGTTGACACATTACCAGAAGCATGGTTCTGTCGTATGCTTAGCGATAAGACGTATGATGAAGAACCATACTACTACACAGATTGGCTAGCAAAGAAGAACCAGAAGTATTGCGACTTAACTGGTAATGACTTTATGTTCTTGGATGGGGAGTTCCATGAGGATATAAAGTTTGCGCACTTTACACACAGTCTAAATAAACCACACGAATGGAAGTATTACTCAGAATTTTCTTCTTGAGTTTCTTCTGCAAGAAGCATAGGTGCAGCTGCTGCAAGAATTTCTAATGCTGATTGTGCCTTACGGATCTTAGACTTAGCTACTTTATCCTGACTTCCACGAACTTTTTCTTGCTCAAATATTTGAATTTTCATAGCAAATAAATCTTCTTTAGACATCTGCTTATTAAGTACTTCCATAATGTCTTGGTCTTTGTAAACTGTCTTTACACGACCACCAGAGCTATCCTTGTTCTTAGTAATCCAATTAGTTTTATTCTCTAATTTTTGTCTAAGATCATTGATTTCTTCTTGAAGCAAATTGTAGTTTTGTATCTTCTCATCCCACTCTAATTGTTGCTTACGATTACTCTCATGGTCTTTCTGCATATCTTCTAAAGATTTCCACTTGAGCAACTGTAAGTAATCTTCATCACTCGGGTCTTCGGTACGTACAATAAAGCCTATATAATTTCCAGGAGAATCTTCTTGTTCTACTGTAACTTCAATTGTTGTCATGTCATCATCAATAAAACGTATAGAGTATGGAGACATACTCTCATTCAAAACAGTCATTATAAAATCCTCATTAAGATGTTTTAATTACATAAAGTGTAAAAGTTGATTGTACCGCATTAGATCCACTAGGAAAGTTCCTAGATCTGTAATCATTTGCATTAACAAATAAATTAAATTGTGTTGAAGTATTGAGTTGTTGATCTACAGAAGAACCTCTAGAATTAACAGTTGCACCAGATGGAACAGATGTATGCCAATCATACCTAAGACCACCAGATGATAAAGTAGCTTGATATCTTATTGCATTTTGAAGTAATGTTTGAAAGTTACCATCAGTCAATGGTTGAATTTGATTACTAGAGCTATTCCAACCTGCGGGTACTGTAAAGCTAGCTGATGATCCAGTATATTGTAATAACCGATAAGTATTATTTGTTACGATATGTGAACCTGATGAGTTTTTAAAGGTATCATCTGTAACATGAGCAGCTACTGTAGCTGATGAATTATATCTAGAGTCAGAGAACGCAATAGTACCAGAAGATGCAGAACTACTTAAAAAGTATGTGCCAGGCCCATTGGCGGCAACAAGAACATCAATAGCTGGATCAGCAAATGTATCTCTAAAATCTTGAGCACTAAATTCTTGTAGTTGAGTACCAGTCCAATACAAAGGTGCTTCCATACTTCCTAGTGTAATATCAGAAAGAGATGCAACTGTTTGATACATTGTATAATTAGTAGCAAACGAACCAGTAGCAGGTGCTGATGGAAAGGCTGATACGTTAGTAGCATCATCTCCTGCAACACGAAAATTATCTGTCTGAGTACCAATAGCAGTACCAGAAGACATATTCAAAGTTACGGAAGGATTGAGCGAGAATTGATAAGCAGCCTGATTAACAATCTCAGTAATTTGACCAGCTGTCATTTGGCGGAGGCCGCCTTCATTACTATTTAGAGTTGCGTCCCAGTATACAGGAGTACGTACAGCCATGATTTATCCTTACCAGAGTCTTGATCCACCACTATCATAGACCTTGGTGATTAAATTGTCAACATCAATGTTTTTGTTGCCACCTAGATTACCAAAAGAAATAGTAGCTTCTTTACCTGCCCCACCACTATTTCTTTGTAGAGTAAATGATTGAGTAGGAAAGTTTAAAGCGCCTGAATCTTGGATATGAACATTTGATGCAAGCATGTGGACGTTACCGGTGAATGTGGAGATATCACCCTCAACACGCACGTCACCAGTAAAGACATTGTTAGCGCCACGGAAACTTGAGTTGGCAGAAATTCTTAGATAATTACCTCTGACATGAGCAAGTGATGGTTGAGTGAATACAACGTTCGATTCAACAAACAGGTTACGAGCAACAGTAGCATTCTGGAAGGTAGCTTCTTCAATATCTGGCTGTCCAAACTCAACTGTACCAAGTTGTGCGTTAGCAAGTTTCAATACGTTACCAGTTGAACCTGGGTTCTGACCAGCAGAAGCACCTTGGAATCTAAGTGATCCAGCTTTAGTTACCAATCTACCAGATGTCTCAATAAGAATCTTACCAAAGACGTTCATGTTAGCAGATTGTGTTACGTTAGCAGCAAGAGTAAGTTCATCTGGAAGTTGGTTTGACTTAATCTGTCTAGCAAACTTTAGCTCACCATTAGCAGTTGTTGCAAGTGTAAGAATAGCATTGGCATGTGCATTATCACCTGCAAGAATTTTTAAGTTGTTTAGTGAACCGATAGAAACTACAGATGTAGCAGGTGCAGTAAAGGATGTGTTTGCCGTAATCGAGTTAGCAAATAAATTTGATTCATCAGTTGCAAATTGATTTACTCTTGATACCAATTGGTTTGATCTAATACGCCACGTATTAAAGGTATCTGAAAGCTCTGTATTTGAAATAGCTGCCATTTCTATTAATCCTTTTTAACAAGTTGAACGAGTAAATCTTTCAACTCATGCAATTCATTTCGTATAGTATTTATATCATTGTTCACTTGATTCATCTGATCTTTCACAGCTTTTCTTTCAGCAAGCTCACGCTGCTTAGCAGCTTTCTCTATTTTATATGCCTCGAATGACCGTACATCATCATTTATAACACCACCGTTTGTGGTGTCCTTTACTAAATTTTGGTGGTCTTTAATTGGCTTTAACTGTGACATATCATTCGGAAGTTTTTAACTTTAGGAACATTTACTGGGTTAGATGATTTCATCACCAATTTAATTACAGCAACTTTAAAGTCATCAAGGTCTTCAATATTGATAGTTACTTCTCTGAAACCACCTGTCTCTGTATCAATAGCAGATGAAACAAAACCTGAATCAATATATGTTTCAACCGAATCTAATCTTTCAAGATCTGAAGCTATTTTATACATAGCCTGTATAGAGCAGCCTGCTGGAATATTTACATCCATAATAATCTTTATAGATTGAGCAGCTGTAGTAAGACTTAGAGGTCTTGTAATATAGTTAGCAAGGTTAGTTGCACCCTCTACAGCAATATCATCAACAAATCTATCTAGCAAGTCGATAGAGAAGTTTGCACTATTAGATTGAATTCTATAAGCCGAGGAAGACATTCCTTCCAGCGCACCTGCTGCCAGGGTAATAGTAGTATCATCAGTAATAGTTGTTACTTTACCAATCACATTACCTGTAGCTGTCTCCAAGAAGTCACCAACAGTTACTTCATCTTGGAATTGTGTTGATGAACCAGAAACACCTGTTGTACCATATGTTACAGAAGCTGTACCTGTTCCAATAAACGATGAAGTAGCATTTACTGCATGTAGTCTAACTGCAACTGATGAACCTGCTTGATTTGACTTAGTGAATGGTGATCCAAGAGTAATAGTTGTTTTATCTTGATCGGGGTTACCACCAAACGTATTGTTAGCTGATGTAAGAGTCACACCTGTAACAAGATAAGAACCATTGATACCTGACATTACGCTCTTAATGTCAAGATGCTGACCAACCTTTACATTTTGAAGTGTATCATCAACTGCATCTACGTTTGTGACAATTTGACCTGCTGTAGTATTAGCATTACTGAATGTAATATTACCATTTGATTGAACAACATATGAAACTGGTGAGCCATCTGTAATCTCTGCATTCTTAGTCATCATAACTTGTGTTGCAGAGTTTACAGTCAACACTGTACCAATTACAGCTTGATCAGCTGCTCTTCTAATAATATCACCTGGGAATAATTCACCAGCAAAGTTTGTACTACTACCTGTAATAAAGTTATTGGATGAATTGTAGGTGATTGAACCAGAGCCAGTTGACTGGACTGTTGTATTTGAAATACTTGAGCTGTTAGTCATAGGTGTGGAATCAAGTTCAACAACATTAAACTGCGAATCAGTAAAACTACTAACTCGGTTTTGAATTCCATATCCAATAATCTGCTGAAGGTCAATTACTGGTGAAATGTTATCGTTATTCGAGAACAACTCTGCCTTAACCTTCAAAGACGAAGTTTTCAAAATTGGCGGACCTGCAGCTTCAGTAGCTTGGTTTTCAAACGACTTCAAGAATTTACGAGTTGTAAGATATCTTGTCTGACCTGGAGTAATACCTGTGAATCCAGAGAAAGTACTATCATTATTTTCTACATCAAAGAAATATTTTAATGTTGTATCGCCTAATACAATGTCTTGAGAATTCAGGAAGAATCCATCTACAGGTAGCTGTCTAGAACACGTCACACCACTACCACCATAAAAGCCTTTTACAAAGCTATTGACAGAGCCAACCAAAGCACCATCATCAGTTGGAAGTTCGATAATAAAGCTATCAGGTTCTAAGCCGGTTGCTATAACAGTATGCGTTCCATTAATCGCAGAAGCCTGGAACCCATTACTAGTTGATCCAGATCCGTAAATACCTTCTTGAACACCACTAATCAATGCTTTTTGTCCAGTTTGGAAACCATGATTTGGAGCCAACACTCTTACTTTATTTGTGTTAGGTGCAAACTGTAATGGGTTTGCTTTCAAGGTCATTGGAACTGGTGGAACACCTTTAAAGTTTACAGTCTTAGTTTCATTAATAGTAAACTTAGCTTGACGCAATGTAAACTTCATATCTTTAAGCGGATGAGCTACAAACTCTTGACCGTTTTGAGACAGATATAAAGAACCTTTTAGTGGATTCTGGTTTACAGGACTACTGTTAGTCAAATCAGTACCACCAAGCTCACTCACATAAACTTGACATCCAGGCTCATCGGTCTTTACTACCAAGGCATATGTCTCACCATGCTGAACATAGATTGGAGCCTTGAAAGTAAAGTTAGTTGCAATAGATGCATCAGAAGAAGTAAACACATCAAATGTTTGTTTAGTTACCTGTGAGAAAGGAAGAACTTTAGTTGATGGAACACCAGTACTATTAGTTGTTCTAATCTCAACAGTCACAGGTCTCCGACCTGTAGCTGAGAAATACAAATCAACATCAGTAAGGAATGCACCGCCAGGTGATCTTACAGTAAATGTCTGTGCTAATGGATCATGACCTGTTGTCCATGTAGCAATAAGTCTTTGAGTTGAACCAACACGTCTAGTTACTTGTCTATCGCCTGAGAATAATCTATCAGTTGCAAACTCAACAGATCTTGAACTTACCAATGTTCTTTCTTTAGACAACGTATAACCTTGTGAAGCAAAATTAGCTCTACCAATAGAATCAAAGTCTTCATCTGTATTACTAATATTATCACTAAGTTTAAAAGCTCTTTCACCAACTCGGAAAGCGTTTCTTTCATTGTTAGGAAGATTAAATACACCTACAGCTGTACCTTCAAGATCAGACTTAATATCATCTCCTGGTACTTTCATTGTTGGAGCAGATGTACCATCTGCACTACCATTAATAGCAGTAATATCAACTACGTTAAATGTTGAAGCAGCAATCTCTGTTTTACCAAGTAGTCTATCACCAATTGCAAAACCATTTACAATATTTACAAGATGGATATCTTGGTTTGTAATTGTTCCAGCAGGTGCAGTTACATTTACAAATCCTGCATGAGCAACTACAGCAGATGCTGTCAATCTTTGTACTTTACCACCATCACCAACACCATAGTTAGCAGTACTATAAGCATCAAAAGCTGCTATAGTTGCACCCTCTGGATCTTCCAAAGTAACTAAATTAGTATCTGTATCAGTAGCCGTTACTTTAAATACTCTACCTTCCAGTTGTTTAGAGGTATTACCAGAACCTGTAATAGTATGAGCAGAAGTAGCAGGACGTCTAAACTGGAAAGTATTGTTACGAGGCAAATACTCACCTGCAGCTAAAGTAAGTTCTGTTGTATTAGAAGCTGATGTTCTTAATTTTGTTGCTTTAGATGCATTACTTTGCATACTATTTTTTGAACCAAGTTCCTCTGCATCTCTAGCAGCGCGCTTACCAAAATTATGTAGATAAACCAAGTGACCTGGTGAAATACCTGTCAAAGAGTTTAACGTCATTGTAAATGAAGTTGCACCACCACTATCAGTGATATGATTTACAGCTGTTGCAAAAGTTGCTGTATGGTCTGCATTGGTTACAACATCACCAAATTGGAACGCAGCCTCATAAACACCTTCAGAAGCTCTTCTAGGGTCATCTGCAAGAACCTTATTAGTAAGTTCATCTGGATAAAAATTGAAAGATGAATAACCAGTAGGAAGTTCAACTTGAAATATATCGGCTGGCCTGATATAGCTATCAACTGCTACATCGTCAAAGAAACCAAAGAATTTTGTATCCGGTTTCAAATTAGCAGCAATATATGTAATAGGTTTAGCTCTCATAAATTCTGCATAGCTAATATCTATAACTCTATCACCATAATCTTCAGGTGGATTTTCTTGACTTGTTAGTGTAATGTTTGTACCTGTTCTAGATTGATATCCAATCTCATCAGTATACACATCTTGATACGTATTGAACCTGTTACCTTGTTGTTCAGAATAAATACTACCATCAGTTTGATAAGTTCTACCAGTCCAATTAGTTTCCCATTCATTCCACTCTGTACCAGTAATACCAGCTTCTTCCGCAATAAACTTAATTGCATCAAAATTATTATCATCAACCTTTATAAGGTCTGGTCGTCTATCAACATCTTTCCATAAATCAGCATTAGGAATTATTTGAATCTCACCTTTAAATGCACCAACTTTATAAGGGTTAACATCAATAGATCTAGTAGCCTGTGTATTCTCAATGTATGTTGATGATGTAAATGGCAGTGTAATCAAGTCACCAGTTTTTGCATATGTATTAGCTTGACTAGAACGAGCAGCACCCGTAGTAAGTGTTTCTACAATATTTACAGCTTCTGTAAAGTGCATTGGACGAAGTACTTGATTTACTCTATCAACAGAAACTCTATAGTCTCTTTGTTTAGGGTCACCAATACCGTGACCAGTGAATGCATCTACAATAAAGCCATTCTTAAATCTATCAAGACCAGTGTTACTATCTTTGATAGCAAGTCTAGCGGTGTCTTGTTCTAACAAGTTAAGGACAATATAATATTCCAATGCGCGAACACGTCTGTCCAACGAACCAATATCTTTCATAGTATATCTACGGTTCGATCTCTGATCTATCTTCACATCCTTAGCTGTTTTTGTATAAGGAGGAATAAACAATGTAGCAAGAACCATTTGATCGTTTGGATCTTTAGGTTGTTGAGGTTCGATAGCAGGTGTACCAGCAACAATATTAAATGTACCTGAACTGTCTAAGGATAGTTTGTCTATACGTCCAACATAATAAGCAAGATCTGTACTAAAATCAGAACCTAAAGCTGGTATCTCATGATTGAATGCGTTTGATCCAGAAATAACTGGACGGAAGTCAATACAATCATGAAGTGGAACTGTAAATGTTTGACCATCTACAGTTGATTTAAATTCAAGAATATCTTCTAAGTCTTGACTATAAGAGTTAACACTAAAGTAATTACCATCGCCACTGTAGCTGTAAAAGTCATACGTGATACGAATAGCACCAGATGGTGGCTGAGCACCTGGATTAAGTTTTATTTGACCAGCTTGATAATGAGTTGAACGCTGACCATTGTCTAGTGTATATCTATCAGTGATATCGACAGCATTAGAATCATTATAAGTTGCAAAGTCACCTGGTGTCATTCTAACACTTTCCAACTTAAAGATATCAGCGTGGTTCAAAGTAATAGAACGAGCTGTTACACTTTTCTTAGTAGTAACGGTCTGTGTGTTATCATTTACAAGAGTCTTTGTTTTCTCACCAGCGTCTGTACCAGTCTGTCTAATTGAACATATAAGTGAATAAGAACGACCATTTGTTAAGGTTGACAAATCACTATCTATGGTAATAATTTTTCTATTTGCATCGTTATCAAAACTAATATCTGATGCACCTATATTGACATGAGTATTGGTAACATTATCGATTAAGGTATAGTTGGCTACAACTTGATCTGATACAAATGTTTCGTTTGTAGCAGTCAGTGTATGAGTAAATCCACCAGAACCTGCATTCTCTGTAATAATTCTTCTTGTAGTAAAGTCAGCTGATTCTACAGTATCATTACCTGATCCATCAACACCTCTAAGTGTTTTAATCATATTATAGCCTACAGGATAAAGCAATGATGTAAATTCTGCTTCAAATAATTCTGTCAAACCAACGCCAGGACGAGCATCCGTTAAAGAACTAGCTGCATTAGCTGTAAGTTCTAGTGCTGTGGAACTTGTAATACTGCTTACTATACCCATAAACGTGTCATTGGCATAAAAGGCATCACCTACTCTATATGCATCTATAAAGTTTGTACCCTTACCAGTTACAGTTGGATCTGAGGTGGTAGTTACTAGACCAACTGCTTTAGAGCCATCAACTGTTTGTACCACATCTGCAGTGAATTCAGATCCGCTACCACCAGTTGTAGCTACAGACAATACGTCTCTTTCAAACACTTTGCCTGAATCCATTTGTATATCAAATAGACCAAGTTTAAATTGAGTAGCAGTTCCACCACTGTGGTTACCACTATGAACCTGATACATTCTTACTCTAGCAGAACCAACTTGGTTTGCTACTCCTGGGGATGTTCCATTAGAGGAAATCAATGCATCACACAAATGTATTTCTTCAAACGAATCAAAGTTTGGAAAATGGGTTGCATCTGTAACAATTATAAAGTTACCGGTAGGCGTACCCACTGGTTGTTCTGCCAACCTGACAACATGACCATTCTCAGCACCAGCAGAATCTTCTCTAGCGCGAGGAAAGTCAATATATCTTACAGCGGTATTTTCAATTTCAAACCCTCTAACATATGCCTTAGCTGGATCAATAGATACAGCAAACTTTGTAGCATCCCCGTATTTGATACCTTCAACAGCAGCACCAACTTGTTGTGGATATATACCATCATTTGTACCAGTGTCAAGATGCTCGCGAGCTGCAAGTTTGAATTTGTTTACTTCATAATCACCAGACTCATCATAAGTACGACGTGCAAGAGTTTTTTCTAACTCAGCATAGTCAGATTGTTTTACAACACTATTGACTTGACCATTCTTTAATGAAATTAATTTAACAAACTTCTTAGTTACATCTGTAGGTGGTTTACCCATAGACATATCTACTTTCAGGCGGTGTGCACCTGGAGCAGCGTAGTTAGGAGTTCCACGAGCATTATCGTTTAGACTATTATCATCTTCTGGTCTAACTATAGTCTCTGTGACAGTGAAACCAACATTAACTGATGGATTGTTTTGGAAACGACCAGCATAATAATGAAGCTCATCATTTTTTACAAAACGTCCATCAATATAGTAAATACCTTCTTTTACTTCAGTAAGTAGACCGTTACCTACAACATCAGTAGTAGGAGAATTAGTATATGATGTCGCAAGACCACCATCATCTGCATTAGATCTAATAGTTACAGTTATATCACTTGCAAGAGCAGTAGTTAATCTTTCATTTGCAGCTAAAGTGTTATCGCTTTTCTTAGCTGTAATAACTTCACCAGGTACAAATCTTTTTGTAGTATCATCAGAACCAGTTCCCTCAAAAACAAAGTATAGAGTTGCAATTGTACCATCATCTACACAACCACATTCTGACGTATCAAGTACACGAGCTTGAAGACCACTAGTACCACCAGTAATAATCATATCTTTAAACTGTTTTAGATATGATTTTACATCTGTACCACTTTGAATGTTTTCTAGTTTTGCAAATGAGACATCAGCATTAATGTTTACCTCACCAGGTATAACCATGGATCCATCTTCAAACACATGGTCACCAAACTTGGAAACCTGGTTTTGTAAGATAGTTTGCATTTGTGTAAGCTCGCGAGCTTGCACTGAAACAGCTGGACGATAGAGGATTCGATAAAACTTTTTGGCCTCATCAAAGTCATCGTAATAGGGACTTGTATTTAAGTCAATTGCCATTATTTAATTCCTTAGAAGCGGATTACGAGTTTAATGTCTTCAATTTGGTCATCAGCCCTTGCGATAGGACCTCTGTTCTCCATGTAAAGCATGTCTCCTGAGAATTGGACGATATCATTATTTGTAATACCAGAAATAGTAGCTGTCACTGAACTGGTATTACCAGTGATTGTTTCTGGATTTGAAAAGGTCTTACTTGTACCTATTAATGATAATATACCTTGTGAAGAATCTGCATTTGTATTAGCAAACGAAACAACACGACCAGAAGCACCAGACGTACCCCCATTAACAAACTCATCATCCGTATATTCACCAGAAACGTTTGTAA